CATCCAGTTGTGAACCGCCATATAATTCTCAAGACCTTCATCAACTAAAAAACTAATTGTTAGATCACCATAGGTCAATTTTTCTCCAGGTACATCAAGATCTTTTAGGTACGATGGTTGGATTGCTGTACCAAGACTTATTTCTGGTATTCTTGAAGAGTTACAAAAAAATGAAACTTTTGGATACTTTGCCAGTGTAAATTTGAAACCAACTGGCGATAAAAAATTTCTATTCTGTATTTGATTACTAAATGCTGACGCCATCGCGTTTTATTTTTATTTAGATAAAAAAAGAGACCCTTTCGGGTCTCTTGAATGGAATTGTGATCCAGTGATCACATAAGGTTGGTAACCTTGACTCTTCTGTAGTAAACGTTGGAGTTTCTTTCCAGAACACCAGGATTGGTGAGGGTAGCACCTTTTGCGAATGGGTTGGCAACAATACCATAACGGGTCTTGAAGCCAATTTTTGGCTGGAAGGTGTCTTCGCCAACGGCACGTACCATCTGGAGAGGTACATATGGGCAATAGAACAGACCAGCATCGTAAGGTGAAGAACCCTTATAACCAACAACGTAGTACTGGTTAGCGGAGTTGTTAGCAGCGTATGGGTCAATGTATACGCGGAACTTACCAGCAAGAATACCAGCGAAGGTATTGCCAGTGTCATCAACGTTGAGGTTAGCGTTGAGGGCTGGGGTGTAATCCAGAACACCTGCCATGGTGAGTGCCGAAGCAACGTCAGCAGAGCAGAGGATCATGTTGCCCTTTCCTCTACGAGTTCTTTGAGCGATTTGGTTAGCATCACGCTCGATCTGGAAGATCAGACCTTTGAACTTCTCAACCGACCAACGACCGTTGGAGTCAACGTCAAGGTCAAAAGTACCAGCAGTTGCGGTGTTGACAGCAGCACCAGTTTCAGCAACGTTATAGATGGTACGGATGACTTCACGGTTGATTTCAGCAAGAATCTCAGTTGACAGAATGTTTGCCAACTCAGCTTCTGCGTTCAGACCGTGAATTGCCTTGAGGTCTTGAGCAAGCTCAAGTGAGTACTCAGCTTTCAGAGCACGTGACTTAGCGGTAACGGTGACTTTCTCAATTGAGAATGCCATCTCGTTGAATTGGTTGCCAGCACCGTTGCCGAGGTTCTCAGAATCATCAGTACGCATACCTTGACCTACGTTGTAGGTGGTGGCAGTTGCGCTACCGATTGGGTTAAGAGCACCAGGGTTGGTTCCAGCCTGGGCAGTAGTACCAAGACCAACAGTACCATCGGTGAATCCGTTGGTGAGGTTGAATCCGTCGTCTTGACCAGAGAATGCGGTGTCTACTTCGTTGTAGAATGCTTCCGAACCAGATTGGTTGGTGTAGCGTGAACGCATTGCGAAGATCAGTCCAGTAGGACCGTTCATTGGTTGAACGCCAGCCAGGTCATAAGCAACCAGGTTAGGCATTGAACGTCTGATCAGGGAGATCAGAACGGGGTCGAAACCAGCAACAGGTGAAGAAGCACCAGCTGAGAAACCAGCATTGCTACCACTGTTGGTGTTGACGGTTGGAGTTTCATAAAGAAACTCACGCTCTTCACGAAGAGCTTTTTCTTGGTTCTCCAGGAGAACGGCAGTTACCATTCTACGATGTGAATCTCTGATTGGATCAAGACCTTCGTAGTCTAGGAGTGGTGCCCACTTCTCCTGCAGGTGTTCTTGGTTGAACGCTTGCATTTGATTTTACCTCTTTTGAAAAAATTAGTTTGAACTATGATCTAAAAATCACTTTTTAGAAACTCTATTCAGAGTCTGAATGTACGACTCCATTAAACCAGAAACTGGCTTATAATCGGAAGACGAATTTTCTTCAGAAAGATTCTCTGAATTGTCTCTTTGAGTACCAGTATTTGATGGGAAATATGATTCCCTCAGAGTTACTAGCTTCTCACGATAGTCTGCTTCACTTTCAAACTCAACATTTTCAGCAAGAGAAGCGAGTTTGTCCTTCTGAGAAAGTGCAAGACCCTCAGCAACTTCAGCAAAGATTACATCAGCAACTGACTCGGCTAATCTTCTATTTAGAGCAACATTTCTTTGAATTTGCTCGTTGAGTTTTTCTTCCATTTCATCAAGTTTATCTACCATGCTCTCGATTACATCATATCTATCTTCAGGGATTGTTACATAATGATCTTCAAAAAGACTCTTCATTCCTTGGAGGAATGATTCAGTCATTTCGGTCTTCAGACCGTGCTCAACTGCGAGTGCATTTTCTTGAATCCACTCGTCAGCAACATACTCAAGATAAGCATCAACTCTATCAGTGAGTTCTTCTTTGATTGATTGAACTTGCTCAACCAAAGACTCCTCATACTGAGACTGAAGTTGCTCTTTGATTTCAGCAACTTTAGATTTGATTGCTGCCTCAAAGATGGTACGTGCTTTCTCTTGGAATTCCTCAGAAAGCTCTTCACCCTCAAGGAGAGCATTGACATCTTCTTCAATGTCAAACTCTTCCTTCATTTCATCTTCATCTTCTTCTTCTTCATCTGTTGCTTTGTCTTCTTCTTTCTTCTTCTTAGCTTCAGCAACTACTTCTTCATCACCTTCTAATTCTTCTTCATCAACTAGATCCTCTTCTTCATCAGTCTCTTCTTTGACTGAACCGCTGGCAAGTTTTGCCATAGGATCAGCAGCTTTGGCACCCTTGTTTACAACATTCTTGACTTGAGCAAGAGTTGTACTAGGTGTTTTCAGCTGTGCTGAATTGTCATCTGATCTATAGTTTTCTGGGGTAGGACCGCCCAGATCTTCCCAACCACCTGTTTGACCATCAGGAACTCCTGTGGTTAACTTGTGCATTGGTTCGGCAGCGGCAGCCCCTTTGGTTACTACGTTTTCCATTTCTTGTAAATTTCTACCAACGGACATTTTAGATTGATTGTGTTATAATCTATATTTATTTATAAATTAAAGATTTGCTAAGAAATCTTGGAATAGATGGACTTTATGCTCATCTAATCTTTTTTGATCAACTAATGTATTGATTCTTCTTTGAGTTTTGGTTGCCAGTTGTTCACGAAGGATTCCGCCTTCCCAAACCCACTCTTTACCTTCCATAATTCCCTGAACAAAAGCATCAGGTGCTGAAGGATCTGCTACAATATCAGCAGCAGTTGCTAACATAAAATCTTCACCAACAACTTTATGACCTTCGTTGGTCATCTTTAATGAACCAACACCACGAGAAGAAACACCAAGACAAACTCCTTCACCAATCAGAGATTTGGCAATCTTACCCATAGGGGTTTCAAGAAGTTGTGCTTTACCAATAAAATTATTTCCTTCTTGAGTGAGGGAAACGATTTTATGAGAAACACGATCTAGATTTACAGTTGGACCATCTGGGTGTCCAAGTTCACCCAAAGCACGACCTTTTTGGATAAAAGATTCGTCATATCTCTTCACCTCACGAGAAAGAGTGTCCATAGGATACATTCTTCCGTTACGATTACAAATGTTGCCTTGAAGGAATACACCTTCAATATACATTTTTTTAGCGGCACCTTTGCCTTCAACGATAAATTCTACTTTTTGGATTTCTTCTGTGATGAGTTTCATTTTAGTTTGTGAATGCTACTTTATTTGCTCTGATCGCAGTCGTTGACCAAATAACATCAGACGCTGCTTTTGTTAAAAATTCAACCGATCCGCCTGGAAGTTCAAAGAAATTAGTTGATGCTGCTCCAACTAAAGTGTTTATACCAACAGTTACAATTCCTGCTGTGTTGTTATATAAACGAACACAAGTTGCATCACTAATACTACTAGCAGCACCAGCACTTGTTGTGGTATTGACTTGAGTTGTGACAATTTTTGTAATCATCCTTCTTTCCCGGTTGTTTCCTCAGAATCTTCATTTTCACCAAACATGATATTAGCAATCGTTGGACGAAGATAATCAACTCTTTCTGCTGCTTTTGTGTATAAAATTTCTTTAACTTTATCAGAAATATCAGCAGCGGGTTGGTCAGTTGCAATTAGGTCAAGTAAATCTTCCATGAAAATTAGTATAGTATTGTAAGATTATTTATATTTCTCCACCTTTGGGTTCTTTTACCTGAGTAATATTTGCGTCAATCTCTGGTTCTTGTGGTACATTACCTAGAAGATTTGGATCTCCTTCTTGGGGTAATGGTTCTCCTGTTATTGGATCCATTTGAGATGGATCTGGAATAATACCATCTTTTATCTCTCTTTCAATCTGGTCATCAATATCAATAATTTCTTGATCAGTCTGACGAAGAACTCTTTTACGAACATACTCAACTGAGAAGTATTTGCCAATATAAGGTTCCATTGTAGCAACCAATCCAAGTCTTTCATTTAACATTTCAGACTCTTTCAGTTCAGCAAACTGATTATCATACAAGAAATCATATTGAATATGATCATTAATTTGATCCCAATCTTCTGGTGTGATAATGTTTTTGAGAATCAATTGCGTTCTCAACATATCACCAAATATATTCGCAAAACGCTTTCTCAATCTGCCAACAAATTTAGCAAATTTAAGTTCATCTCTTAGAATTTCAGAAGAACGTCCAAGATTGAATCCACCATCACTCGCAATTCTGGATTCTGGAACATTCAAAGATCTATAAAGTTTTTTCTGAAAATATTCAACGTCCGTGAGTTCACCTAGATTTTGACCACCTGGAAGAGTGGTGATTTCAGTTCCCCTACCACCTTCTCTTCTTGGAAGCCAAAAGTCTTCAAGCATACTCATGTATTTACGATCATCACGAACTTCGCCAGTGTTCGCATCATAAACAAGTTTATTTCTATAGCGAGACATAACCTCTTTGAGGTATTGTTCTGCTTTTACTTTTGGAAGATTACCCACATCAATATAGAAAATTCTTCTTTCTGGTGCTCTTGATAGTCTATAAATTACAAGAGAATCCTCAATCATTCTTAATTGATTGAGTGCTTTAATTGCTTTGTGTAGATATGAGAGACAAGTTCCTTTGTTTCTATCAAATAGTCCAGAAGTGACATATGTGATAGAGTCCTTAGCAATTTTGATAGAACCTTTAGTGCTTGCTGAAGAAGAAAAAGTTCCTGTTGGATAATTTGGTCTTGGAGTATAGAGATAATATTCCTCAAGTTCTGGATATACACCCTTTACTAAATCCAGTGGTTCATTTGGATTTTGGTAAGGTGCTAGTC